GATGCTCCAGCATGTTGGCGTGCCGGTGTCCCTGCTCGCGCAGCTTGCGTATCTCCTCGTCGTGGTGCTCGCCCTGCACGCGCAGCTCGATGAGTGTTTTGACGCCACGCGCCACGTCGCGCACGGCGATTGGCCGACGGCGGCCAACGAGATGCTCGACAGCCGCTGGGCGCGGCAAGTCGGGCGGCGAGCGACGGAGCTCGCTGACATCATCAGAGGACTGCAACAGGAGGACTGACATGGAGACATTGATCGGATTGTTCGTGGCTGCGGCGGGCGGATTCGTGGCCGGGTGGCTGGTTGGCCGGAAGTGGAATGCCGTGGTCGAGGACAAGGCCAAGAAGGTGCGGGACGCGCTCAAATGAGGGAGCGGCTGGAGGCGCTGGCGCGCGCCAACCCCAATATCGATGTGCGGGCACTGGAGGAGATGCTCGCATTGCAGGAGGATGGAGATGGATTGGAAAGCATTGATTGCATCGGTGGCGCCGACCATCGGCACGGCGCTGGGCGGGCCGTTCGGGGGCCTGGCCGCCAAGGCGGCGCTCTCGGCGCTGGGGATTGACGCACCGGCTGAGGACGCTGAGGCCAAGCTGGAGCGCGCTGCCAAGGACGCAACGCCGGAGCAATTGCTGGCACTCAGGCAGGCCGACCATGAGTTCCGCGCGCAGATGCGCAAGCTGGATGTGGACTTGGAGCGCATCGCACAGGCCGACCGGGCCAGCGCCCGGCGGATGGCCGAGCAGCGCGGCATCGTGCCGCAGGTGGCGCTGTCCGTGGCCTACAGCGTGGCCTACGGCGCGGTGCTGTGGGCATACATCACGGGCCGTGTGCAGGTGCCAGCCGACGCGCAGGCGCAGTTCAGCATCGTCTTGGGCGTGCTCACGGCGGCGCAGGCGCAAATCCTCAACTTCTGGTTCGGCTCCAGCGCCGGGAGCAAGGAAAAGACGGCGGCGCTGGCCCACCGCTGACTTCCCTATATAGGGATTTTTTCGTTGTGTGGTGGTCGCAAAAATCTCTGGGGTTTGGCAATATGCCAATAACGCATTGATTTCTAAAGGGAAATGTTGCCAAAGGGTGTTATTACTATAGCAGCATTCGGCGTTTCCTGCCCGGATTTTAATCTTTCTTTAATCGTCCTTTAATGTTTGCCCAGTATAATGTGCCCTGTCGGGAGCGCCCCGCCCGGCGACAACAATAGCATGGGGCAGGAGGCAGATATGCACATCATCCGCAACGGGCGCAGCTACGAAGTCAAGGAGACCAACGGGCGCTATTTCTACTGGTCGACCATCGCTATGCGGTGGCTGCCGTGCAAGGCGTCGGAGGTGCTGGCATGAGACGCGCCGACGCCATCCTCATCGCGGCCTACCTCGGGCAGCGCGCCCTTTCCAGTCTCGGCCTGAGCCGGCGCTACGCGCGTGAGTTCCCGGCGTGGTTCCGGCTCCACTTGCAGCGTGCGGGATACAACGTCCCGCACCTGCTGCACTTGGCGCGGGGGTGCTACGATGTGTGAACGCATCCCTTACGACCCGCCCGCAGGCTGGCGGGAGGCAGACAAGGCCGCATGGGACGCGGCCACTGAGCGGGATGTTGTGCCTGCCGACATCCGCTTCTTCGGTCGCAACGATGCAGGCATCCCGCGCTACTGCGAGTCACGCCTGCGCGCCCGGCAGACTGGCGCGGCGGTTGTGATCGTGGTCAACGATTGCAACTGCGCCCTGCCCACGCGCTACTTCGTCCCGGAGGAGCGGCCATGACCGCCCCGGCCCTATTCCAGCACCAGCGCGACGCCCTGCAACGGATGCAGGGCAAGCGCGCATTTGCGCTGCTCATGGAGCAGGGCACCGGCAAGACGCGCGTGCTGCTGGAGGATGCGCAGCGCCTGTATCTGTCCGGTGATATAACTGGCCTGCTGGTGCTTGCGCCCAACGGCGTGCACCGCAACTGGGCGGCCGAGTGCGCGCAGTGGCTGACCGTGCCGCACGCCTGCCATGTATGGGGCGGCGCGAGCAGCAAGCGTGAGCAAGCAGACCTTGAGCGCATCTGCGACATGACGGATGCGCTCGCGGTGCTCGCGGTCAACATCGAGGCCGTGCGCACGGCACGCGGCGAGAAGTGGCTTGGGCGGTTCCTGCGCCAGCACCGCGCGCTGATGGCCGTGGACGAGAGCACGCGCATCAAATCGCCATCGGCCAAGCAGACCAAGGCCGCCATCCGGCTCGCCAAGTTCGCTGCCTACCGCCGTATCCTGACCGGCACGCCCGTGACGCAGGGGCCGCTGGACATCTGGGCGCAGTTCCAGTTCCTCGCGGCCAGCCAGAACGGTTGCCCGTTGCTGGGGCACAAGAGCTTCTATGCTTTCCGCAACCGGTATGCCGTCACGCGTCAGCGCGCGATCCCCGGACGGCGGCCTTTTGTCGAGGTGGTCGGCTACCAGCGCCTCGACGAGCTGCGCGACCTGATCGCGCCGCACAGCTACCGCGTGACCAAGGACGAGTGCCTTGACCTGCCTGCCAAAATCTACCAGCGCATCCCGGTGGAGCTTGCGCCTGCGCAGCGGCGCGCTTACGACGCGATCCGTGCCGAGGTGCGCGCGGAGCTTGCAGGTGGTGATGTGACCACGATGCTGGCGCTGACCAAGCTGCTCCGGCTCCAGCAAGTGATCGGTGGCTTCGTATCCTATGACGACGGACGCGCGGAACCAGTCGTAGGAGCGCACGAGATGCCCCGTATGCGCGTTTTGCGCGAGCAGGTAGGGGATACCCTATCCGCAGGCGGAAAAGTGCTCGTATGGGCAAGATTCCGGCCTGAGATAGGGATGATCGTGCGCGCGTTGCGCGAGGAGCACGGGCACGCTGCCGTGGTCGAGTATCACGGGGACACCGCGCAGGACGCGCGCTGGGAGGCCGTGCAGAGGTTTCAGGGCGATGATGCCTGCCGCATCTTTGTGGGCCAGCCGCGCTGCGCGGGCATCGGCCTGACGCTGACAGCGGCGAGCACCGTCATCTACTACAGCAACGATTACTCGCTGGAGGCGCGGCTGCAAAGCGAGGATCGGGCGCACCGGATCGGCACGACCGGCCATGTGGTGTATATCGACCTGGTCGCTGAGGGCACGATTGACGAGCGCGTGGTCAAGGCGCTGCGCACCAAGCGCGATTTGGCCGCAACGCTGACCGGTGACGAGCTGCGGGAGTGGATTTAACGCTCCGCTAATGTTTGGCGGTTAGTATAGGCCGCACAACACAAGGCGCGGGAGCCATGCCGCGCTAAGGAGGTGAATCATGGCGATCAAAGACTACGACACAGCGCTGAGCAACGCAAAGAAGCTACTAGATGCGGCGGGGCCTGATGACGGCGTGCTGATGGTGCGTGTGAGCGGTGTGACACGCGACGACTGGGAGACGGCGACGGTGCAGGTAGCCTTGCATAACATCAGCAAGGTAGAGCTCATGCACGGCATCACCGGAGTTATTCGCGAGCAGCTTGCCGCTGCGCCGGCAACATGGCCGATCATTGTCGATGTGGTCAGCGATTTGGTGCGCGCCTCGGTGGTCAAGCATGAGCAGCATTGACAACATCATGCCGCTGGTGCGGCAAGCACAGAAGGCGCAGGAGCGCGTCGAGCGGCTGGAGGACACGCTCAAGGCCGCCAAGGCAGAGCTGCGCCGCCTGCTGGATGTGGAGCTGCCCGCCACGATGGCCGAGCTTGGCGTGGAGCGCATCAACCTGCGCGACGGCTCAGCGCTTGAGGTCAAGCAGGTGGTGGATGCTCGCATCCCGCGCGCAAAGCAGGCCGAGGCGCTGGCGTGGCTCCGGGAGCATGGCTATGGCGACCTGATCAAGAGCCAAGTGGTTGCTAGTTTTGGTGCTGGCGATGATGAGGTTGCGCGCGCCGCGCAGCTCTATCTTGAGGAGATTGGCGCACCGGTGCAGGCCAAAGAGACCGTCCACCCGCAGACGCTCAAGGCATGGGCACGCGAGCGGCTGGAGGCGGGCGACGAAATCCCGGACGATCTGTTCGGGCTATACACGGGCGAGACCGTCCGTATCAAGAAGCCAAAGGAGGCATGACATGAGCAAGCAGCAACTCAAGAAAGCAGAGCAGGCCGCTGCACCTGCTGTCCCGTTCGACGAGGCGGATTACATGATGGGATTCGAGGAGGCGGATCAAGAGAGCTTCGCCATCCCGCGCCTGACCATCTTGCAGCAACTGTCGCCGCAGCTGGAGGATAACGAGCAGCTCAAGGCCGGCATGATCTACGACACTGTGTCGGAGGTCGGCTACTCAGGCGATGACGGCATCCTTGTTATCCCGGTGCATTTCCAGCGCCGATTCGTGGAGTGGCAACCGCGCGAATCTGGCGGTGGTTTCGTTGCCGAGCACCGGCCAGGCGAGGAGCCGGATGGCGAGCGTGACGGCGGGCGGATCGTGCTGTCCAACGGCAACTATTTGGACGATGCGCGCCAGCATTATGTGCTGTATCAGTCTGAGTATGGTTGGGTTCCGGCGCTGATTTCCATGACTAGCACCCAGATTCGGAAATCCAAGCGCTGGCTCACGATGATGAAGATGGCGCGCAAGCCGATGTTCGCGTTTGCATACCGACTGACCACGGTCAAGGAGAGCAACGACAAGGGCCGGTGGCACGGCTGGGCGATCAAGCGTGATGAGCCGGTGACCGACGCCGAGCTGGTCGAGATGGCGCGCGAGCTGCACGCCACGGTGAGCGCAGGCAATGTACAGGTGCGGTATGACGATGCCGATGAGGAGATGCCGTTCTGATGGCTGGCGCGGCTACATCAATCGCGACGTTGTTCGAGGGCCTCGACCGGGCGCATGGAGAGTTCCGCATCTCCGGCCGAGGCCCATCGGGCAAGGTCATCGGCAAGGCGGCGACCGTAAGGTCGCCCGCCACGCCGGAGCTATGGCAGGCGCACCTGGCCGGCAAGCAGGGGCTGGGCATCGTGCCCATCCGGGCCGACGATACGTGCCTGTGGGCGTGCCTCGACATAGATGATCACCAGATCGATCACAATGCGCTGGTGGCGCGCATCCGTGAGGCCAAGCTCCCGCTGATCGTGGCGCGGAGCAAGTCCGGCGGCGCACATGCCTTTGTGTTCTTCCGGCAGCCCGTGGACTGCGCCATCGTGCGCGAGCACCTGCTTGCATGGGCCGCATGGCTGGGATACGGCGGTTGCGAGATATTCCCAAAGCAGTCCCGGTTGGCCGACAAGGACGACGTGGGCAACTGGCTCAACATGCCGTATTTCGACGCCGCGCGCACGGTGCGCTATGCGCTGCACCCGGACACGGGTGAGGCGTTGGAGCTGGCGGACTTTGTGGCGCTGGCCGAGGAGCGACGGATCACGGCTGATGACCTTGCGGGCATCGAGCTGCCGCAGCCGGCGGAGGACGTGCTGCCGGGCGCGCCTCCGTGCCTTCAGATGCTGGCGTCGCAGTCTGTGCCCGCTGGCCAGCGCAACGAGGCGCTGTTCAACTTCGGCGTCTATTGCCGCTTGTCATCGCCCGACGACTGGGAGGACAGGCTGGAGGAGATCAACCACGAGATCATGACCCCGCCGCTCAAGTCCGGCGAGGTGCAGGCTGTGGTCAAGAGCCTCAAGCGCAAGGACTATTTCTACCGGTGTGAGCAGCCGCCCATCCGCCCGCTGTGCAACAAGCCGGCGTGCCGGCGCTGCAAGCATGGCATCGGCGGCGCGGGACAGGTGGACATCGAGATAACGGGCCTGACCCGTGTGGATACCCGCCCACCGGTGTGGTATGCCGACGTGGACGGTGAGCGGTTGCAGTTGTCCACCGAGGACTTGGTCAACCAGCGGCGCTTCGCGGTGCGTTGCATGGAGACACTGGGCAAGTGGCCGACGGCGCGGAAACCTGCGGAGTGGCAACGATTGATCAACCAGCTCATGGAGACGATGGAGGTGGTCGAGGTGCCACGGGACAGCGGCCCGGAGGGGCAGTTCTGGGATCTCTTGTGGCAGTATCTGGAGGGCCAGGGCAACCAGGCCGGCAAGCGTGAGGATATCCTTGCGCGCAATCTGGTGTGGCGCGAGGACGGCTACATCTGGTTCCGCTCCATCGCGCTTACCGACTGGCTCAAGATGCATCGGTTCACGGAGCTGCCGACCTCGAAAATCTGGGCGCTGCTGCGCAGCCATCCGCAGGTGCGGCACAAGGCATTCAATATCCGTGGCCGGTGTATCCAAGTCTGGGGGATGCCATATGATGATACGCGCGAGGATTGACGCGCAGCCCGAGTGGCGGGAGCGCAAAAATATCGCCACGGTGATCATCGAGAGCGACGATCACCGGACATGGCGCGTGCGCTTCCTCGACCACTCCGGCGGCCGCTGGAGCACGACGCTCCGTGGCCGGTATCCCACGCCGTGGCACGTGGTCAAGGCAGCGTTTGACCGGCTACCGGACATGGAGGAGTGCGCGGTTTGCGGGCGCACCTATCGCCGCCTGTTGCGCGACGGTGTGTGCGGCGGTTGTCGGGCGATGCTGGAGGCGCGGCGATGATCGTGCTGGCAACAGACAACAGGCGCAGCAACCTGCTGATTTGCACGCAGAGC